CTTGAACAATACACAATACGTTTTACTTTGTTTCTTATTGCCGCTGTAATTGTTGTAACTGATGCTTCAAAAATATTTCTTGTAACTAACACTGGAGAAAATACTGATAGTCCTTCATAGGCAGTTGCCGCAGTGTGATATACAATATCACAACCTTCCATCGCTTTAGTTAAGTTCTCTAAATCACAACAATCTACTTGGTGGAACTCTACATCTTGTGGTACATTATCAAAATAACCACCAATCATATTGTCATTACCAGCAACAGTATGACCGTTTGCTATCATTAAGTCTGCTAAATGAGATCCTAAAAATCCTGCAACACCTGTTATAAAAATTTTCATATATGACTATTTAAAATTTTATTTTTTGACGAAGACTTTATCTGGCCAATGTTCTAATAAAACTTTAAAGCCTTTATTGACTATATATTTTGCTACTTCAAGACTTGTAAATCCATATCTTTCAGTATTACTATTCAACTCTATCATAATATATTTTGTTGTTTCTAATGTTTTATCAGCACCTTTTAAAACTTCCATTTCATATCCTTCGACATCTATTTTAATTAAATCAATGTTTTCTAAATCTAAACTGTCAATTGTAGTACAAGGTATAGTTCCTTCACCAATTACTCTTTTAGCCTGTGTATGAGCATTATCGTCGAGTGCAATCATTTTTTGCTCTGATCCAAGTGCTAACTGATGTGTTTCTATAGATTCGGGAACATTTTTAATTAGGCAACTATAATGTAAAGGATCAGGCTCGAATGTGATAACTTTTTTAGCATATGGTTGCATTGCCATACTCCAAGTGCCGACCCATGCCCCCACATCTAAAATAGTATCAAATTTTATATTACGTTGGTTACAGTGTTCTATAAATTTATTAAGACATCTATTCTGCGTAAAAGTCCCTCCAGACTTCCATTGTTCTAGATGTTTATCTTTACTTGGCACCCAATATCCATTTATTTTTTCAATATTCATGCTTACCTATTTAAGTTTTGGGTAAAACCTTTTTAAATAATCAATATCGTCTTTATATAATTTACGAATACGATTTTCTTGTTGTTTTGATATTGTTAAGGGTTGTGTTCTTCTTAATTTACCTTTTGGTTTATATTTTGGAAACACTGCTTGTACTTTTCCGGGTCCTTTTAAAAGTCTTTCAAACTTAAAAATATGATCAAATTTTGCACCTGGTTCACATAACCAATCAACTTGTGGCATATAGTTTGCTCTTACACGTCCCTTTTCAAATTCGTCTAGCATATCGTCTATGGTTTTCCATCCATGTCTTTTTGCAGTATCTTTTACAATCGAAAACCATTTCCAAGAACTTATTATTCTATCAATTGGCTCTCTTACTATTGTAATTTTTTTATAATTAGAAACATCGGCATCAATTTTTTTAAATTTTTTAAGCAATCCCATTAGTGTTCCGTGTCTTCCACACTCTATTTGTTTTCCATTTTTTCTATTAATTAAAAATTTATTAGCGATAAAACTTATTTCGCCTGTATTATCTTTATGTGAAGGCCACGAATACCCAAACCAAGACCCACCTGTTCTTGGAATATGTACAAAAAGCATTTTTGAAAAACTATCAACTTGCATTTAGAATTTCTTCTATCACAGTAACCCTTTGTCCATTAGTATTTCTACTGCTCTACCATTCTCAAATTCTTCAGGCGTAAATTGTTGGTATGCTAAACTATACAACCATGGTTCCGGATCAGCATAAAAAGGTTCTTCTATGTCTTCTAAATGTAAATTACCCATTGCCTTAGCAAAACTTTTTTCATGACAAAACACCGGTTTACCCATACACACTGCTTCGATGGCACTGATACTACAACTTGTTACACAGGCCCATGCATCTTTTAAATCTTCAGAAAGTGGAACTATTGCTTCGCTTGGTCCTGATGTTCCTCTACCTCGAGGTTTTTCTCTAACTTTAATTGGTCTATCTGTATACCTTTTAATTTGTTCCACTGTTTCTTGTGTCCAATTTGGACTGTCTAAATAATTGTGTATACCAGTTGAACTTGGGCAAACTAATATGTGAGATCCTGTTAAGGTTGGTGCCTTAATTTTTATTCCAAACTTGTCAAATCTATCAGACTTACAATCTTTTATAAAAGGAACGTGTATTTTATTTTTACAAATACGCCAATAATGATTGTCAGGTTTTAAATTATTGTTATCAAATCTTCCAAAGTATGGAGTATCAGTAAACCAAAACTGATGTTTACGTGCTTCTAACTTTTTAACTAATTCTAAATTATTATTAACAAAACCCCAAAACATAGAATTAGCTAAAGGTTCTGTTGCAACACTATTATCATTAATTACAACTTGTTCAGGCCAAGACTTTTTAACTCCATTAAAAACTTCCCAGGCTTTACTTTTAGGATTATTAAATGGTGCGTAGATTGTTAGCATCTATAAATTCCTTTAATTGCTTTGCCCAATCTTTATGTCCTTCAGTGTTGGGGTGAGGGTCACCAGATTTACATTGTTGATTATTTTCAACAGTATAATCTAAATGACTGGTTTCTGGTTTAAAAAATCTATTTTTGTTAATTTTATTAAACAACAACTTAACATCTGGATTAGTAATTTTTGCATCTGATAATGTATTATAAAAAACATATGGATATTTTTTATTTTCAAAAAAATCTTGTAAATCTAATAAACCCAATATTGATTCTACTTGAGTCATTTGTTCTAAATCTGCACCTGCTTTAAACAAATATTTGACGAATGCTTTAGTATGATTATCTCTATTTGGATCCCAAGTTTTCCAAGTTGTTTCCATTGTAGGAAACTTATGTTTTTTATATCCGTCATTTGTTGGATAGTCAAATCTATTACCGCCACTAGAGCCTATTAAGAAAAAACATTTACTTGCTTCTGTAGGAAATTTTTCACACCAAACTCTTGTTGTCCACATTAACCTTTTTGATCCTCTTCCACCTCCTGCAAGATTTACAGCAATTTCTAACTCCATAAGTTTAGCTAATTCAATACCACAATGGGTATTAACACCGTCTCTAGGTCTATAAGTTAAGAAAGAACAACCATTAATGAATAGATTGGTAAGCATAATTTAATAATTATATACTAGTTATTTGACTATTGCAAACCATGAAAAACATTGATTCAATAAAGTATTTTTTAGATAGATGGGAAATTGTAGACAATAGCTACGACTACACTGTACCTTATCACGAGGATATTGATCCACATTTTACAAGTTTACCAACTTTTGTAGCAGAATTTCATAATTGTAAAATACATAGTTGTCCTTTACTAGCAACAATGAGTCAAAAACTTATTACCAATTACATATGGGGATTAACTCACGCAAGTAAATTTAAACCCAACAAATCACACAAACTTTGGAAAGAATGGGGAGATGAAGTACAATTAGATTTGCCACACGTAACCCAAGAGTTTGATGAAAGATACACTTACGTATGGTTGCCCATTGATAAAGAAAGTGTTAATAATCCATGGCACATATGGATTGATGTTATATCTAAATTTAGATTAATGGAAAAAAGATGGTCTACAGATTTTACAAAATATTGTTTTATCATTGCAAACGAAAGCAAATATCTTAACAAAGTAATTAAGGAAATAATTCCAGAAGTAAAAGTTGTTGTGATGCCAAAAAACGAAGTATGGCAATTCAAACATTTGCTTGTACCTAGTTTAAGTAATTCAAAGGACGGTGTTATCACTCCGCACCTAGCACCGTGGTTACGACATTTTAAAGGTTCAACAGGACTAAAAGGTATTACGCCTCATAGAAAAATTATTGTATTACGTCCTGGAGCAAAAACAAGAAGAATTATGAATTCTGATGAATTAATTTTAGCATTAAAAGGTTGGGAAACTGTTGCTTTAGAAAACATGACAATAAAAGAACAAATGAAAACATTTGCAGAAGCAACCCATGTTGTTGCGGCACACGGAGCAGGACTTACAAATTTATTATGGTGTAAATCCGGAACTAAAGTTATAGAAATACAAGATAAAAAAATGATAAGCAAAAAGGTTTATCCAATATTATCACATCATCTTGGATTAAAACATCAAATTTACCTAGCTGACACAGTACCTATTGCTTTAAGAAATAATAAAAAACCAGCAGGAATAAAAAGATTTAGCGATTTAATTAATTTTAAAGTAAATGTTAAAGATTTAATTAGACATTTAGATTAGAACAAGTTAAAATTACAATATGTATTACGCAGTAAAAACAGAAAGAGTGAATACCCAAAAATATATTGATTCTATGAATAGAGGTATGCGTGGTAAAATTGTTTCTTACCAAGAGCTATTAAATTCAACTGACTGTGAAAAGGTTACTTTTATGGGCGTTTTACGTGGTACTAACCTTGTATACAACTGGGCAAAACAAAATAAAAAAGATTTTTATTATATTGATAGACCTTATTGGGGAGAAAGTAGGGGTACGCCTTATTGGATGAGATGTGTAAAAAATGAACACGTTAAAACATTTGTTGAGGACAGACCTGATGACAGATATAAAAAGTATTACAAAGGTGACCCAATTAAACCTTATCATAAAAATGGAAAGTATGTATTAGTTGTACCACCAAGTCATAGTATGGCATTACATTTTGGTGCTCCTAATTGGTTGGAAGATACTTTAAAAATTTTAAAAGCAAGTACAGATAGAGAACTAATTGTAAGAGAAAAACCATATAACCCAAAAAGTTTTATAGACGAACAAGGCAGAATGCTACCAGGACCTAGTGAAAATAAACAACCTGAAAGACCATTTGAATGGGATCAAGTCCATGCAGTTGTAACTTTTAATAGTTCAATTACAATTAAAGCATTACACAACGGAGTTCCTTGTTTTAGTAACTTTGAAAATCCTTGTGGATCTATTTGTGAATCAGACTTTAGTAAAATAGAAACTCCAGTGTATAAAGATAGAGAACCTGTGTTTTACAGTTTAGCATATGGACAATTCACTCAGGAGGAGTTTAGAAACGGGTGGGCATTAAGTATATTAGATGGACGTTGAAATATTTAGAAGAACAGTTAAAGATAGACGCAGAGGTGCTAGTTGGGAACTTCTGCAACACATGGCGGCAGGCATTAAGGCCTGTGGTGATAATCCTGTAACAGTTAACGAACACAAAACCGGTGACTGGACTCAAGACGAAATGGAACCCACTGCACCAATTGGTTGTATGTTTGGTTATGGTGGATCAAACCAAATGCACCACACCAAAGGACGTAGACGAGATTTAGTTGAACGTGCAAAGAAAAAAGGCATTTATATTATTACATTTGACGGTGGTATATTATCTAGTTTTGGAAATACAATAACAGATCCTAATCACCACTGGCGTGTAGCATTATATTCTCCAATGAATAACGGAAATTTTTTAAGTGATAATAGCCCACCTGATAGATGGGAACACATGAAAAAAATATGGAATATAAAATATGAACCATGGAGAAAATCTAATCCTGACGATCCAATATTATTTGTATTGCAACCAAAAGACAACTGGAGCATGAACGAATTAGATCCAATTGATTGGTTTAACAACGTATATAAAAAATTAAGACCATTAACTAAAAGAAAATTTTTAATTCGTCCACATCCAAACCACATGGCGGCAATGGAAAATAGAAAAGATGAATTCCCTAAAGATTGTAAACTTATTATAGGACAAAAATTTTTTAGTGGAGATGAGAAAAAGCATTATAGATTCAATTTCCAAGAGGCATTAAATAATTGTCATGCTGTTATTACTCACAATTCTACTGCCAGTATCGACTCTTGCGTTCGTGGAATCCCTACCTTTGTTACCTCAGATCTTGCAATTTGTTGGCCTGTGGCAAATACTAGGTTAGAAGATATCGAAAATCCAAAATATCCAGACAGAACACAATGGGTTTATGACTTGGGTTATAAACAATGGACTGAAAAAGAAATTAAAGATGGTACAGTGTTCAAACGTTTTAAACAAAAGTTAGGATTATAATGTGTGGAATATATGGAATAACTGATCACGATCCTACGTTTATTAACAATTATATTCAAACTTGTAAACATAGAGGACCCGATGGGAACAAAGTTTGGTGGGATCCAGACTATAAAGTAACTCTTGGCCATAACCTTTTAAGTATCATGGCAAACCCTGAACTATCAATACAACCATGGAAAACTCCTAAAGGAAATGCGTTAATATATAACGGTGAAATTTTTAACTACTATGAACTAAAAGAAAAACACAAAAGTAATGGCTTTGCAGGAATTACTGGATGTGATACAGACTTACTTGCGTGGGGATTAGACAAGTATGGATTAAAATTTCTTGATGAGATAGATTCCATGCATGGCTTTGCATACTATAAAGTTAAAGAACAAGAACTTTGGTTGTCTAGAGACCATGCTGGAATTAAACCTTTATTTTATGCTGAAACAAAACAAGGATTAGTTTTTGGATCTGAACTAAAAGGTATGTTAGACAAAGTTCCAGGATGCCGGAAACTTGACAACCTGGCAGTAAGTTTCATGGGGAAAACAGGAATTAATGCATTAAGAAATACATTCTTTACAGGTATTAAAAAATTATTAGCAGGCGAAACACTAATATATGACGTGGCTAATAAAAGAATAAAACAATATCATAGAATACACATTAAACCAACTAGCAATAATCAAACATTTGATATGGTTGAATTTAAATCTATGGCTCGTAAAACTGTTGATATGTGTAGCATTGGACGAAGAAAAATTGGTGTATTCTTAAGTGGAGGGTTAGATTCTAGTTTAGTTGCATACGAATTAAAACAAATTAAAGGTGAAGTAAATTCTTTTACTAACAAAATGGAGCCAAATGTAGTAGTCGACGAAGACTATAATAGTGACGCCAACTGTGCAAAAATATTAGCAGAAAAAAATAATTTTAATCACACAGAAGTAAAAATTACACCAACAAATTTTATTGAGAATTGGGATGACAGTATCTACTATATGGAACAACCAGTATATAATCCTAGTATGTCTATGTACAATTATACAAATAAGGTTTTATCTCAACACGGTATAGTTGTAACTATGGCTGGTGATATGGGAGATGAGATACTTGCTGGGTATCCAAAATATTGGAAGATGAGAAGCCTACAATGGCTGAAAAAACAAAACTTAGATAACGGACTTAAAACTTGGGACGATGTATTAAAACTTTGGTTACATAGAATAAAAAGACCATTAATGTTAACTGAAACTCCTATAGACGATAATATTTTATTAGAAGAATTTAAAAAATGTTATACTGGTGATTTATGGAATCCAGAAGACCCAATTGGATCGTATATGGCACTTGATTGTGTTGCACAGGTTCCGGAAGAAATGTTTAACAGAAACGACAAATACGGAATGGCATATAGTATGGAAGGACGTTTTCCTTTAGCAACAAAAACATTTATGAATTATTGTATGAGTATGCACTCTGATATAAAAATGGGGAAGGGTAAGGCTGATACAAAAATTTTAACCAAAAGAGCTTATAAAAACATACTACCAAACAGTATTATTAACAAAATGAAAACTGGATGGACTGTACCAGTTGGCCATTGGTTAACAAAAAATATGGATGCAACTTTACAAAAATTTTATAAAGATAGGATGAAAGAACAACACGGATTAGATATTATAAGAGCTAGTCAAAAGGCAGGAAAAGCTCTAGTACCTGCTTGGATTTTTAGTGACTGGATAAAAAAATATAATATGTATTTTTAAAATTAAATATTAAAAAATGAAAATTAAAGTAATAACATCATACAAACCAGGTACTTGGGAACAATATTCTCGTAAAGGAATTGAGTCTATGGCCAAACAATTTCCAAAAGAAATTGACATAGTAGTATACGCAGAAGAACCAAAACCAAAATGCAATTATGATCGATTGCAATGGATAGATTTAAATTCTGCAGAGCCAGAACTTTTTAAATTTAAAAATAAACACAAAAACGATCCTGTTGCAAATGGAGAATTGCAAGAAATACCGGGCGGCGTTAGACGTCCAGCAGAGTTACAAAAGAAAGGTGGCATGGACAAAAATAAAGGATCATATCTTTGGGCGGCTGTGCGTTTTGCAAACAAAGTTTTTTGTGTAGTTAACGGTGTACGTAATTCAAAAGATTATGATTATGTTGTTTGGATTGATGCTGACACATTTACTTTTAGACCTGTTCCATTAAACTTTTTTGAATCATTGTTACCAACAGATACTATGGTTACTTACTTAGGCAGAGAAAATCCAAAACTACGTGATGGGGGCAAATATCCAGAATGCGGATTTGTTGGCTATAATCTTAAACACCCCGAAGTACAAAATTTTGTAAACGAATGGGAACAATTATATGTAACCGATAATGTATTCAAGTTATTAGAATGGCACGACTCTTTTGTGTTTTGGCATTTAACTAAAAAATATCAAACAGAAAAAGCAATCAAAGTAAACGACATTGGGTATTGGAAAGGTGTTAGAGGACATCATGTATTTGTTAATAGTGAGTTAGGACTTTACATGGATCACATGAAAGGAAAAAGAAAAAAACACGGTACGTCTGCTAAAAACGATTTAAAAGCAAATCCAAATGCACCTGCAGACATTTTAAATGTTGACTACTGGAAAAAGGTTCCACCAAGTTTATGAAAATAGAAATATGGCCAAAGCATGGGCCTTTAAATTCAAAACCAGTCTTTGAAGCATTTATAAAAAGTTTACAAAACTCTGGTGAGGAAGTTCATGTAAACAAAAATACAAACAGTGATGTTGCAGTAATTTGGAGTGTGCTTTGGCAAGGAAGAATGTCACAGTATCGTTCAATATACGAAAAATATAAAGCACAAAACAAGCCTGTTATTGTAATTGAAGTTGGAGGAATTAAAAGAAACGAAACTTGGAAGATTGGAATAAATGGTATAAATCGAGAAGCCGACTTTGCAAATCAAAACTTTGATAATGATCGATGGAGAAAATTTAATATAGAATTAAAGCCATGGAGACAAAACGGAAATGAAATAATAATTTGTGGTCAACACCATAATAGTCACCAATGGCGTAATAATCCACCAATGCAAAAATGGATTGAACAACAAATTATTCAAATTAGAAAATACACAAACAGACCAATAATAGTTAGACCACATCCACGAAACCGTATTGCTATTAATACTAACAATTTTGAAAATGTTAAAATAATATATCCAATTAGAGATAATAAAACATATGATGATACAGATTTTTCTCAAAGACTTAATTCTGCATGGGCAGTTGTAAATTATTCTAGCAATCCAGCGATGCAATCTGTGTTTAATGGTGTGCCTGTATTTGTTTCAGAGGCTAGTTTAAGTTATGATGTTGGTAATAAAGATCTTGCAAAAATTAATAATCCAGAAATGCCAGATAGACAAACATGGGCAAATCAGTTAGCATATACTGAATGGTGGACAAATGAGATTGAAAAGGGTTTACCATGGGAAAGAATTAAAAATAGATTGAAGGAGAAATATTTGTAATGCCAACAGTAATCGGAGGCAGTGGACCAATAGAACCTATAGAATGGAAACCTTATAAGGGTGAAACTATTGTCGTTAATACTATTATTCGAAAAGGTGAAAAAATTTTAGAAAAAGGATATTACGAAGATAGAGTTAAAGCAGTTCCAAGAGGTAATGCATATATTATAGGAAACGGACCTTCACGTAAAGGCTTTGATTTAGAAACTTTAAAAGCAACAGGACAAACATATGGTTGTAATGCTTTATATCGAGATTTTGTTCCAGACTTTATTTTTAGTATTGATTTAAAAGTTACTAATGAAATGGTTAAAGAAAAAGTTTATGAAAAATGTATTCACTATGCTCCGTCGCTTGAAGTTAATCGACACCCTAAGGGTGGTCCACCTGTACTGCATTTAATCCCAAATAATCCATATTCCATTAGCGGTAATCAAGCAATATGGACTGCCTGTGTACATGGACACCAAAACATATATCTAATAGGATTTGATTTTAGAGAATATGGAAGAAACCAACTAAACAATATATACCAGGATACTGAAAACTATGGACCTAGGAACGACGATACAATATTTGATAATTGGTTAAAGTGGTATAGAGATCATTTAAAGAAAAGACCTTATTGTAAATTTACTATTGTACACGATAACCCGCCAGAATATATGCACAACTTACAAACAGGCTACGATGTTGGAAATAGTTTTTTAATGACTTACAAAGAATTTAACGATAAAGTCTTAAACCAACCGCTTTAAACTTATTTCTAAAAGAATAGAAATTTTGATTATGATTTGAATAAGGATCTTTCATAATTTGCATTTGATATAAATGCACCATTTCGTGTGCTAAAGTTTCAATAAAATCTTTCCATCTTGGATACTTGCTGTGTAACTCAATACGGTAAGTTGTAGGAATATGATAAGGAATTATCCTTTGATTAAATCTTCCTTTTGGTGTTTTTCTATTGTCCCAATCAACAACACATCTACCCCAGTCATAATGTAATTTTTTAATTTCAATATAACATCCAGGTAATTTATTATTAAACAATAGTCCATTTAACTTTCTGTACCAAAATGCCGCAACAGCAAGGGTAGGTTTATAACCCGCAATATCTTGTTTCAGTTCTAATGACTTTTTGAACTGTCTTTTTAAGTGTTTTCTTCTACTTAATACTTGTTTTTTCATAGGTTGACAAAAATTACCATTATGTTATACTATTAATTATCTAGAAACTTATGAGCGAAATGCACACAGATTTACCAAAAACTATTAACGAAGCACTTAAAATATTAGCATATAACGATTATTTTTGGGCACCTGGTCCAAAATCGCCAAAATCGCATATCAACCCACATCCAAAAGACAGAGAAACTGTAAACTCATTATGCGATTCTCAATATGCCTGGACTGAAAAACAGGGCAAATTAGCACTAGTAATTCTCAAAAGATATCTAACAAAATTCCAATCACATGGAATGGATATTAAAAAATTATTGGATACTCCCCAGTATGACGACCCGTTTAGAATAATCAGCTTTGAAAAAAGCATAGAAAAATTCATAGACGAAGACGAAGTAGAACAAATAGAAGTACGTTTTCCTTATAATAAAAAAATTATTTCTTTGATAAGAATATTAAAAGATAGAAAAGGTTTGCCTGCAGGTTATTCACACTACGACGGAGATAGTAAAAAATGGTTATTTAAACAAACTGATGTTACAACTTATTATCTAACTTTAATAGCAATTAGATACGATTTTAAATTTATTGATAAAACTCTTTTAGATGATTTCTATCAAGTAAGAGAAGAAATTAAAGGATATAAACACCCAACAGCAAGATTAGTAGGAAACGAAATTGTTATTGACCATGCGGCACAATCGTTATCTGAATATTGGAATAATAATTTTAAAGATAAAAAAACGTTAATACAACTAGATAGTTTAAAAAATTTTGGTTTACCTTCTAAAGGAATTAAAGTTAAATCTTGGTCTGAACTAGGTGGAAAAATTGCTCATGCAAATTATAATAAAATGTGGATAGATAAAAATCAATACAGCAGAGATCAAGTTATGGCTGGGTTTATGGAACTAAATTGTTTTCCAATTATTATGCCAGTATCTGGCGATCCTAATACACAAGAAGACGCAGACGAATGGGATAACTGGCTTAAAACATTTGAGAGACACGGTATAGAAAATAAAAATCTTGCATTTGGGTTTGATATTAAACAACCAAAAAGACATGATGAGGATTTTGAATATAATGATAATATCGTAGGTAAAATGAGCGATGGTACGTTTGAAACTTTATTTGAAGTTCATCAATTAAGCAAACAATTCAAATACATTGATGACCAAACAAAAGTGCTTTTTGTAAGAAATAGAATACCAAAAACATTAGTAAAATCAAAAATAAAACCAAAACTGTCATTAATTGCATTAGGCGGTGGTTATTATGCGTCTGGTACTGACAGACTAAAATTATATCTTGAAAATTTACCTAAAACGTTGTATTATAATGATCATGAGCCAAGTAAGTATTCTTGGAATGATAATAGCATTATAGTAAAACTATGAGTTCATGTAAACTGGTAATAAAAGACGAAGTAAACGTTAAATTTGAAAATTTAGATTTAAAATGGCGACAACGCCTACACAATAAATTCAAATATCAAGTTCCATATGCCTATCATTTACCTTCTGTTAAATTAGGAAGATGGGACGGCAAAATTGCTTTTTTTGGATTAGGTGGTACAACTTATCTAAATCTAGTTGACCAAGTACTTCCAATACTAGAAGAAGCAGGAGTTTATGTTGACTTTGAGGACAAAAGAATCCAACATAATTTTGAATTTAAAGCAATAGACAAAAATTATTTGTCACATATACAATGGCCAGAGAATCATCCTGAAGCAGGAAAAAATATAGAATTACGAGACTATCAAGTGGACACCATAAACAAGTTTATTGAAAATCCACAATCTATACAAGAGATTGCCACTGGAGCAGGTAAAACTATTATTACTGCGGCATTATGCCAATTAGTTGAACCATATGGAAGAACAATAACAATAGTTCCAAACAAAAGTTTAGTTACACAAACAGAAGAAGACTTTGTTGCTTGTAATTTAGACACAGGCGTTTATTATGGTGACCGGAAAGAAGTAGGAAGATATAATACTATTGCAACCTGGCAAAGTTTAAACGTACTTGAGAAAAAAGCAAAAAATGAACATAGTACCGAGTTCAAAGAATTTTGTGATGGTATTAATACAGTAATAATAGACGAAGTACATATGGCAAAAGCAGATGTGCTTAAAAGATTATTAACCGGACCATTTGCACACTGCGGTATACGTTGGGGACTAACAGGCACAGTACCTAAAGCAGAATTTGAATTTATGGGGATTAAAGTTTCAATTGGTGACGTAATAAAAAAGTTACCTGCTAAGGAATTACAAGACAAAGGAGTACTTGCAAACTGCCACGTAAATGTTTTACAAACACAAGACCACCCAATGTTCAAAAACTACCAAGAAGAATTAAAATGGCTAACTACGGATAGCAACAGGACAACCTGGATTGCACAAACAATAAAAGATATTTCGTTATCGGGTAACACACTAATTTTAGTAGACAGAATATCCGCGGGGGAAATACTACAAAAAAAATTAAAAGGTTCTGTGTTTATATCAGGATCAACTAAAACATTAGAAAGGAAAGAGCACTACGATGAAGTGTCTACAACGCAAAATAAAATCATTATTGCCACATATGGAGTGGCTTCTGTGGGGATTAATATTCCTAGGATATTCAACCTTGTTCTTATTGAACCAGGTAAATCCTTTGTTCGTGTAATACAAAGCATAGGACGAGGCATACGTAAAGCAGAAGATAAAGATAATGTACAAATTTGGGATATTACCAGCAGTTGCAAGTTTGCAAAAAGGCATTTAACACAAAGAAAAAAGTTTTACAAAGAGGCAAATTATCCGTATAATATAGAAAAGATAGATTATGAAAATCCTTACACTGGAAAATAGAACATACACACTAGAAAGAATACCTGAATATGTTGATGAACAATTAAGGTTTGCAGTAATGGATAACTCAGATCCAGAAAATCCAGATTTCTTTTACATACCTTTAATATTTTTAGAAAGTTTTAATGCACCTGCGGCTATATTAGAAATTGGCAAATATAAAATTAAAATGCCTTTAGATTGGAAAATGTTAATAGGAGAATTAGGACAACCGGAAATGCACGTACTACCTATCACAAGTTTAAATGATAGAGGATTTGATGCATTTACTTTTAATCCTTTATCTAGTGCAAAGCCAGATTTTCTTCCAATAGATGTTGTTGATATCTATACAGAAGTTAAATGGTATTTCCCAAAAATAAAATCAGGGCAATTACTTGCTGTTCCTTTAACAAAAGGTCCAAATCCTGTATGTGCTTATTTTGTAAAAGATATTTCAAGACAATGTGAAATGGTTGAATATGGCTCGGTCTGGTAGAAAGCACGTTAGTATTGAAGCGCCTATTATGAAAGTGCAAGGTGCATACATCTGGATGGATAGATATTGGCCGGAAGATTTATTTGGTTGGATGAGAAAAGAAAAAATGGTATTTACGGAAATAAAAATGAAAACTAATAAACTTACACTCTGTTTTAGAACACCAAAAGAGTGTACAATGTTTGGATTAAAATATGACAGAGAAAAGCAAAAGGAAATTTTTCGAACTTCGAAATGGTCTTAAAGCAGTAGACTTTAGAAATAAAGACTATTATGACCGAATAGACGATCACGAAAGATCGTTGTATTCACCTTATATGTTAATGAGATATGCTTCAAATGTTTCATCTAAAGATCCTTTTTATGTTGAACACTATGTTGAAATGGTTAATGAATGTGTTAACAAACACTGTTTTAGTTTAGGAAAACATAAAAAATTATTATGGATTTTAACTTCTATGTGTGGTGCACTTAAACAACAATTTCATCCATGGATTAAACCAATGAAACGTGTACCAAATAAAAGTTTAAAAAAATTACAACAACTATATCCAACTATGAAAGAAACAGATCTCGAAACATTAGATAAGGTAATCACGGATAGAGAATTGGAGGAATTACTAAAATCGCATGGCATCGAATCTGAATAAATGCACCTATTGTAGTAAAGAATTTACACGTGAACGAACACTACAAGTTCATATGTGTGAACCAAAAAGGAGATATCTACAAAAAGGGGAGAAATGGGTACAAAATGGCTTCATGGTATTTCAAAGATTTTATCAAATACACCAAAATAACATGAAAGAAAAAACGTATGACGATTTTTGTAAAAGTTCATACTATAATGCATTTGTAAAGTTTGGAAGATTCATGATGCATATAAATCCTTTATATCCAGAAAAATATATTGATTACGTAATATTGTCAAAAATAAAATTAGACCATTGGTCTAGAGACGATTTATACGAATCATATTTAATTGATACACTCAAAGTAGAACCTGTAGAGGCGGCACTACGTAGAAGTATTGCCACTATGATGGATTGGGCAGAAGAGCAACACGCACAATGGTCAGATTATTTTAGACTAGTTAACACTAATAGAGCAGTGCAACATATACAACAAGGAAAAATATCTCCATGGTTATTGTTAGGTTGCAACGCAGGTAAAAAAATGCTAAAATCATTTACAGACGAACAATTACAAATGACTGCAAGATTTATTAATCCAGAATATTGGAATGCAAAATTTAAAAGTTATCCAGCAGATTTATTATTCGTTGAGGAAACTGCTAAGGAGGCAAAAGTTGAGTAGGGTTAAAATCGACATTGATGACGAATTAGATTTTGATCTTGAAGACGGAGATATGATAATACACATTAAACACAACGGTGATATTGGTAAAGTTTGTATGCCAGATATGAACGCAAAAGTAAAAGAAAGTGTTGGCTATCATAAGATGTTACAAGTTTTAGAAATATTAAAGCCGGGTACTAAAAATGAATTTATAAGATACCATGACGAAAAAGTAAAAAAACGTTTACACTAATGAAAACTTTTGTAATAATAATGGTATTATTTTTTATTTTTGTATTTGGATTGCCCATGATGGCAATGTTGAATACAGCACAAATTATTACAGGACAAAGTAATGTGGAACAAGTTTTAAAAAATATGGAAAAGAAAAAAGCAAGATTAACAGCCGAACATAAAAAACAGTTAGCAATAAACATGGAGGCACTTCATAACGGAACTTATAAGCCTAGATCATGGAAAGAAAGGCCACAAGGAACAGAATAATGCCTGATGTAGATATAGATTTTCATGATAGAGACGGTGTGTTAAAATTATTTAAACATACACCAGCGTCTATTATTAATGACAAAACACACGAAAAACACAAAACTGGTGTTTACTTTCATGCGGTACCAGAACATCCAATAACAGGAAATTCAACTTTAGATTATAAAAATGCTGAAGACAGAGGTTACTTTAAAATTGATTGTTTAAATGTTGGTATCTATAAAAACATAAAATCAGAACAGGAACTTGTAGAACTTATGATACAAGAACCAAATTGGGACTTACTTACTGATGAGAAAATTGTTGACCAACTTTTTCATTTAAATGGACATTATAAAATAGTTTCAACACTAAAACCAAAAACAATAGAACAACTTGCGGCTGTATTAGCTATAATACGTCCAGCAAAAAGATATTTGCTGAATATGGGTTGGGATATTATATTAAAGGAAGTATGGGATAAACCAAGTGATGGTAGTTACTTCTTTAAAAAATCACACGCAGTTGCTTATGCTCATGCAATCGTAGTTCAACTAAATTTATTATCACGTGATAAATATAGTTTTAGTGCAACACAGGAAACGTAAAGCCACTAAAAAACCCAAAAAGAAAAACTCCAATCATCGCTCAAAAAAATCAATGGATGAAGGATTACATTATCAACCAGATAATCCTTTAACGATATATTACGCAAAATATATTAATTCAGACGGAAAAGTTTAAACAGGTTTTCTGACTAATTGGATAGTTCTTCTTTTTACCCGTTTCTTTGAAATTTCAGATAACTTAACAGTTGGGCCTTCGACTATTTGAATATCTTTTGAATTTAAAGTTACCAATGTTGAACGGAAATATCTAAAATCTCCTTTAAGGAATATGTTAATTGGTAATTTTCTATTAGACTCGTACCACCAAATTTCACCACATTTCAAATATCTCATTTTATCTTGTGGATTCATTAATCTACCATAATCATAAAAGCTGATTACATTATTGTCTTGATTTTGAACTATACCAACAAATTCCAAATCACCCTTTCTAATTAGGCTTAAAAAAGGAAATTTGTCCCTTAATGTCTTAAAAATTTCACTCATCGTATATCCATAAATACTGTTAAATATGTACTATGCAAACAGTTCAAAGGTATTTACTATCAAACTTGGTAATATGCTATATAAATGGTTATCACGGAAGGAACTCAAAAGTGTACGATAGACGTTTAACACTACATAGAGGGGTATCAAACCCTGTCACTTTTACCTTTAAAAATGAGGATCAAAAGGCACAGGATATTACTTCAAAAACCTACGAATTTAATATGATTGATACAGAGACCAAAAAGTCCGTATTAACCAAAACACTCACTATTTTAGATGATGGGTCTACAGTAAGCACTAAAGGAGATGCATCTTGCACAATTACCGAAGGTGATTTATTACCATTAGATGCTAAATTTTATAACTTTGCTGTACGTGAAGTTAAATCAGATTTAAGCAGAGAAGTAACTTATGCTGATACAGGATACGCGGCCGCTGGTAGTATTGAGGTATTAGATGGTGCTTATCCAGAATTTGTTGCAAGTACTTCTGTTACACAATTTACAGGAACAGGCGGACCTTTAGCAAAAACATCTAGTGCCATAGATGCTAAACCTGGTATTAATAATAATAAAGCATTACATACTATTGCAATATACACTCAAGATTTTGCAGGAGATATTAAAGTACAAGGTACTATGGCATCAAGTCCTGCTGATGCTGACTTCTTTGATATTACCTTAGATGGTGAGTTATCAAGTACTGTATCGTATATTTTGCCTACAAGTATGGTCTACTATTATAACTTTACCGGTGTTTACCATTCGGTAAGATTCAGTTGGGATAATGCAACTGATAATACAGGAACCATTGACAAAATCCTATATAGACAGTAAAATAGTACTGTATGAACCTGATCCAGTCAACGATACTGACGTCTTTACCTGCGGCTAGAAAGAAAACTCCGTCTGGGTGGATATCATTTAATGCTCCATGTTGTATTCATAATGGAGAAACACAAGACAAAAAGAAACGTGGGGGAATAATGACTAGTGCTGATGGCACCACATCTTATCACTGTTTCAATTGTGGATTTAAAACAAGTTATGTAATTGGTAGACGACTTTCACAAAGAATGAGATTGCTTATGGGATATCTTGGTATTCCAGACCAAACTATACAAAAGTTGGCAATTGAAGCAATACGTCAGGAGGAGTCGGATGTTGAATCTTTTAAAAGGAAAAGATTTATAGGATTTAACAAAACAAAATTGCCAGCTAATTGTCACAGATTAGAATGGTGGTTAGATAGATATATTGATAAAAAAGTTTGGGACGGTGAAAAATATGTTGTAAAAGCAACGTTGAGTAGCAAACAAAAACAATTAGTTGACAAATTACTATCATATCTAGAAGGAAGAGGAATTGGTGCTGAATGGTATGACTTTATGTATTCGTCTGATCCTTTTTTTGATATGGCGAACAGAGTAATAATTCCGTTTTACTGGAAAGGGGAAGTAGTTGGATATACAGGAAGAAGATTACAAGAACATTCCTTTGATCCAAAAGATGGAATAAAATATTATACAGATGTTCAACCAGGATATGTTTTTAATATGGACGCACAAGACTGGACAAGAAAATTTGTAATTGTAACAGAAGGCCCATTTGATGCTATTGCCGTTTCTGGTGTCAGCATATTAGGATCAGAGATAAATGATACACAAAAAGAGTTGATTGAGAATTTAAACAGGCAAATTATAATTGTTCCAGACAAAGATAAACCTGGACAAAAGTTAATTAATCAAGCAATTGAGTTTGGTTGGGGTGTTGCATTTCCGGAATGGAATAAAAAAATACATGACGTTGCTGAAGCCACGAACAAATATGGCAGACTATTTACAATTCAATCGATACTTAAAAGTACTGAAACTAATAAGTTAAAAATCGATTTGAAAAGAAAAATATATGGATAACAAATATAAATTTAATATTGAAATTACTAATAAATGTATAATTGGCTGTTCGGGTTGTCCACGTACTTGGTTTAAAAAACAATTTCCAAAAGTGAAACAAATACAAGAAATGGACATTGATGTTCTCTGTAATTTTTTAGAAGGTATCACAGAAGTAGTTCATTTTGAAGGTAACACTGGTGATGCTATATACCACTCAAAGTTTCTTGAGTTAGTCAAAAGAATTAAAAATATGCAAATACGTGTGCAAATAACAACTAACGCAAGTGGCAAAAGAGAATCTTTTTGGCAAAATCTTGTAGAAATTTTATCACCAACTGATGAGATAGAATTTAGTATAGATGGACTTGAGGATACTAATCATTTGTACAGAGTAAATTCTAAATGGCCAACAGTGCTTAGAGCTTTAAAAATAGTTGGTGCTTCGGGTGTACAATCAGTATGGAAATTTATAGTCTTTAAACACAATGAGCATCAAATTGAAGAAGCAAAAACAATGGCAAAATCTTTAGGCATTAATAACTTCAGAATAATTACTAGTATTAAAGGCTTTGATCCAAATTATGATAAAAATTTGATACCAAGTGAAAAATATAGATCAACAGAGGAAAATACACGATCTCTGATTATGGAAGGTAAAGCACCTGAAAAAATGAGCCCTCAATGTCTAAAGCACGGTAAAGTAAAAGACTTTATATTCATTTCGGCGTTTGGTGACTTTTATCCTTGTTGTTATATAGGAACTTACTTGATTGCATATAAAACAATGTGGAACCCTAGAAATAAAAAATACAATATTAAAAATAAAAAAATTAAAGATATTTTAACGGATAAAGACGTGGTAAATTTTTATGAATCGACAAAACGGTTGGAAACTGCTAATAATTATTGTAAAATATTTTGTGGAGATTTAAATGGCTGATTATAATATAGATGTACAAAAGTTATATTTAGAAATGCTATTAGCTGATGCTGAATCATTTGCTAGAGCACAAAATATTTTTACACCAAAAAGTTTTGATAGAAAATTACAACCTATTGCAAAATTTATTAAAGACTATGTAGAAGAATACAAAGTTATGCCTGATGTTGAACAGGTTAATGCTAAACACGATATTAAATTAAAATCAGCAAAAGATTTAGATCCAAGTCACTTTAATTGGTTATTGGATGAATTTGAAACGTTTTCCAGACACAAGGCACTAGAAAGTGCAATTTTACAATCTGCAGACTTACTTGAAAAGGGCGACTATGCTCCAGTAGAAGATATGGTGAAGGCCGCGGTAAGTGTAGGATTGACAAAAGATCTAGGTACAGACTACTTTGAAGATCCAAAAGGTAGATTAGAGTTTTTGAAAAACTCTAACGGACAGGTCAGCACAGGTTGGCCAAACATTGATAAGAGACTGTTCGGTGGTTTTAACCGAGGTGAATTAAACATTTTTGCAGGTGGATCAGGCGCAGGTAAAAGTTTATTCTTACAGAATCTTGCAGTGAATTGGGCAACAGCTGGCTTGAACGTTGCATATATCTCATTTGAATTAAGTGAACAACTTACTGCTATGAGATTAGATGCAATGATGACTAACATTCCAACACGTAAAGTATTTCCAGAAATAGATAATGTTGAAATGAAAGTTAAAATGTTAGCTAAAAAATCTGGATTGCTGTATATCAAATATTTGCCAAGTGGTAGTACTGTTTTAGATATTAGAACATATATTAAAGAATTAGAACTTAAAACTAAAAAGAAACTTGACGGAGTATTAATTGATTATCTGGATCTAATGATGCCAAAATCAAAAAGAATATCTCCAAGCGATTTGTTTATTAAAGACAAATATGTTTCGGAAGAACTAAGAAATTTAGCAGTTGAGAAACAATGTTTATTAGCAACAGCATCACAGTTGAACAGAGCAAGTGTTGAAGAGATTGAATTTGACCATTCTCACATAGCGGGCGGATTATCCAAAGTACAAACAGCAGACAACGTAATAGGTATCTTTACAAGTAGAGCAATGAAAGAACGTGGTAGGTATCAAATTCAGTTTATGAAAACGAGAAGTTCAAGCGGTGTTGGGCAAAAAGTTGATTTAGAATTTGATGTTGACAGTTTAAGAATTAGAGATTTAGAAGAGGAAGAAAATTATCAAGGTAAAACTAAAAGTCCAATATATGATTCATTAAAACAAAAATCTAAAGTGAGCAAGGACAAAACTGATGCACAACCAAGAGTACCAGATCCAACTAAAGGAGATGAGGTTGGCAAGATTAAAGCAACAGTTGAAGGTGGCAAACTAAGACAATTACTAAACGAACTACACTCAGACGAAGAACAGTAATGAAAATAAAGGGTCCAGAAGATAGTTGGGCGAGAAAAATCAACCGCTGGAATACTACATTTCAACTAGCAGTTCCGTACATTAAACCTAACGGAAACGGTGTAGATGTTGGTGCAAGAGAAGGTGGGTTTGCTAGAGAAATGGAAAACTATTTCAATCACATATATTGCTATGACTTTCGTTCTGATCACAAAAAATTTGTAAAGGAAAATGTAAACGACATTAACAAATTTACATACACAGTAGTAGGTATAGGAGAAAAAAACGAGAAAACTTTTACTTCTAGTACTAAGGTTGGCAAAATTAAAAATAGAGGCCACGTGGCTGTAAAAATTAGAACACTAGATTCGTTTAATTTAAAAAACGTTACATTTATAAAGTACGATATTGAAGGTTATGAACTTAGAGCAATTCAAGGTTCTGAACAAACAATTAAAAAATATAATCCTGTAATTGTTGTAGAACAAAACAAAGGCAACCTCGATTCAGTTGATTTATTAAAGTCTTGGGGTTATGAATTAAAAGGTATAGATCCTTTTGGACATGACTACATAATGGTTGCGAAGCTATCCGCGTAAAATTTAGAGTGCGTAAATTATAGAAATGCGTAAGCGTTTTTTCGCGTAAAGACGACCTGAGCTTAACTCTCTAACGTTATTAATATTCTGTTTGTAACTTTATAAGGATCAGCATTACCGGACGGACGTCTATCTTCTAAATAACCTTTCCAATTATTTTGAACTAACGCCATAGGAATTCTAATACTTGCTCCTCTATCACTGATACCGTAACTAAACTTACCAATGTGTTGTGTTTCGTGTAGCCCTGTTAAACGTTCATCATTTTTACTACCGTAGTCGGCAATATGTTGTTCGTGTGTAGGTTTGAACTTATCACATAAACTTTTAATGTATACTTCGCCACCTACTGATCTCATCATTTCGTTTGAGAAATTTGTATGCATACCGTTTCCGTTCCAATCACCTTTAATTGGTTTAGGTTCTATGTTAACATCAACGTTATGCTTTTCTGCTGTTCTGTAAAGTATGTAACGTGCCATCCAGGCATTATCCGCGGCTTTCTTTGCTCCTCTACCAAACACCTGATACTCCCATTGTCCTAACATAACTTCTGCGTTGGTTCCGTGTATTGATACTCCTGCAGTTAAACAATTTTTAGTGTGTTCGTGCATTATCTTTCTACCTAATGAACCAATGTTAGAAGCACCAACACCGCAATAATAATCGCCTTGCTCTTTTGGATACATAGTAACATCTTCCGGCCATTCAAGCGGACGATCGTTTTTCATTAATGTATATTCTTGCTCAAAGCCAAACCAATATTCTTTTTGATTAATGCTTTCAATTTTGTTTCTTGTATTTGAAATATGTGGCGTTCCGTCTGCATTAAACACTTCACACAAAACTATTTGATCTGTTTCAAATGGACTGTCGTATAAACGTACAGGTTTTAATATGCAGTCTGAATTTGACCCTTGTGCTTGTTGCGTACTTGAACCATCAAATCCCCAAGTAGGAACTTCAGCAACGTGACTACAATATCTGTCGATGATTTTAATTTTTGATCTTAATGTTGGTTCAGGTTTATATCCGTCTAACCAAACATACTCTAACAATACTTTCTTTGATTCCATATAATATTGTACTATATTTAATCAGATTTGTAAATGGTAACGTAGTGTGATTTGAACATAAGAGGTATGCATTTTGGTAAAAAATAAAGACGGCCTATCCTTTGAAGAGTCGGCCGCCATTTACGTATGTTAGATTATTAGAATTTTAATTTAAATCCAACTGTTGTGTCAGTGTGATCTAGGTTTACGTCAAAATCCGATTGACTGTAAACTGATACCCTATCGTTTAAACCTTTTGAGAAGTCTAATTCAAAAGAATCAAACGTAGCGTCTAAACTGTTGTCTACTGAGTAGTTCACACCCGAAGTTCCAGTGATCCCTAAAGGTAGATCTACTGATGAGTCTAAATACATTTTATTAGTCTCTGCTTCTATTTTTCTTTCAGCACCAAACGTAAAATCAACGTCCGCCGCCTCCGCTGGTGCAGGTTTAAATGCCCATGCGATTGCGCCTAAGATGATAATAGCAACCACACCTAGGACGACTTTGTTCTTTGTTATTTTCATTATAGTTTCCTTTCTTTAATGAATGTCGCGAACACCGGCCGATGTTCGCTCCGGATTGTAACACATATTTATCGTAAAATGCAACCTAAATATGTAAATGAAAAAGTTTTGTGTGGTATTTTTGGTTTGTAAATACTGCACTATGGGAATACACTACGATTATAAAAGTACTAGGGCGGAAAAGAATCTGCGTAAACAACAGAAAAGAGAAGAAAGACGCAATCGTAAAAAACGTGTTGTTGCTAAAACAACAGGCTATACGGTTCCGTTGGACAAGCCGATTACTCTTGACGACTTAACGAACCCAAATAAGAATGATTAACAAGCGATTATTTGAACACTACGATATCGATACTAATAAGAACTTGCAAATCAAAACGCGATGTCCACGACCGTTTGATACTGTACTAATAGACAAACAAGGCAGTTGTTATGCTTGTGAATGTCAATCGTGGTTGCCACAAAGTATAGGTAACTTACAAATACAAACACTATCAGAAATACTACAATCAAAAATGGCAGAGCATTTACAATCTTCTATAACTGATAACACATATCGTTATTGTAATAATAAACAATGTGCATGGTTGCTAGATAAAAAGAATCCTCCACCATGGAAAACACAAACACCTGAAAGAAAAATTAAACATTTGCGATTAGCAATAGACGATTCTTGTAACTTAAGATGTCCAAGTTGTCGTACAGGATTAATTTTTCATAAAGAAGGTTCTGCATATAATTTAGGAATCAAACTTGCTGATAGCATTAATGAATGGTTATATGATTACAAATTTCCTTTACAAGTTCATATAGGTTCAGATGGTGATCCATTTGCTTCGCACGTGTATAGACACTTCATGGAACAAACACCTGAACGTAATAATATCAAATACAGTATATTAACAAACGCACTTATGTTTAAAGAGTTTCACACACGAGTACCTTACGTTATTAATAACATGGAAGAACTAGGAGTTAGTATTGATGGAGCATCAAAAGAAACATACGAAAAACTAAGATTAGGCGGTAAGTGGGACAAAGTAAACGAAAACTTAGAATGTATATCCCAATTAAAAAAGAAACACAATTTTAGATTTATACTACACTTTGTAGTACAAAAAGGAAATTACCATGAGATGGAAGATATAATCGAGTTAGGAAAACAATATGGTGCTGATAGAGTTTGGCTTAATAGAATTACAGACTGGCAAACATTTTCAGATTTTAATTGGCACGACGTTGTTGCACCTGCACATCCTGAACATAAACAGTTTCAAGAAGAGTTTGCACGAATAAAAACAACTGACAACTTTGTGGAGTATGCTACACTAGAATGAAATATAGAATAAAAAGATTAGACTTTAATGTTGCTTATGCTTGTAATTTGGCTTGTAAAGGCTGTATAAGTTTAAGCGATTTTGATCGTAGAGGAGTTGAATCTTTAAAAGATATACAGGAACAATGCGATACTTGGAGTAAAATACTTGATCCATCAGTAATATCTATATTTGGTGGTGAACCATTAATGCACCCACGAATACAAAAAGTATTAGAAGCAATTAGAAAAGCATGGCCTGAAGCAGTTATAAGATTTATTACTAATGGATATTTGTTACGTAGATATAATCCTGAGATGTGGTTTGGGTTTGGTTCGTTGGAAATGCAAGTTAGTATACATAGGCAAGACCACGAGCCTATGATTACAAAAGAAATTAAACGTATTGTAAAACTACGTAACGGTTGGACAGCAACACGAAGCACAGTTGATGGACATAGACAATTAGAATTACATCATGATGACGTTACAATATACAAAAGCAAATTTAAAAGATTTGTTATACCTTATAAATTAATTAATGGAGAAATTACTCCATTTAAAAGCAATCCAAAAAAAGCACACAGCATTTGTGGGAGTCCAGACACACCAATTCTTTACAAAAATAAATTGTTTAAGTGTGCACCAATTGCCAACATACTTGATATGGGGAAACACAATCTATATGATTACAAAGGAGTTGACGCAGATGGAGATGTACAAGGATTAGTTAAACAAATTAATAAACCAGAAAGCATATGCTCAATGTGTCCTGAACAATTAAGTCATTCAGTCGATCATTATAAAAAGGAAAATGTTCATGTCAAAAATATTGATTAGTGGTTGTGGAATGTCTTGGTCAAGTCAAGAAAGACCAACGTGGGTTAACGTACTTAAATTGTGCGGTGTTGACATAGAAGACCGTGCGGGTCCGGCAATTAGCAATCAATTAATTTTAAACAAAATGCTTGAATCTGTTATGGATAACAATTATTCACAAGCAATATGTCAACTAACAAGCATAAAAAAACTTGATGTAGAATTAATAAATGACGAAAGAAAAGCTCTTGTTGAAAATGACACAATTAGAAATTTTACTTGTGATGGGTATTGGCCTAGTAGTGTAAGTGAAGAACACGAAAGCAAAAAATTATATTACAAATACCTATACAGTCCAGCAATGGAACAAAGTGATATCGTTTACAAATGGATGCTTTTAAAAAAACTTTGTGACGAAAAAAATATAAAATTACACACAGTACTTGGATATAAAATTAACTGGACTCATAAAAATTGGGCTGACAAAATTGACACTAATCACAATTGGCAAATATGGGAAGATTATACACAAGGCGAATATTGGAAACTACACGACCATTCATTAGGAGAAAAAAACACTGTACCAAATAAACATTTTATGATTTACCTAGCACGTAAATTTAATAAAGAATTTCTTAAGTTACCAATTGAAGATAAACTGGAGAAGTTTCGTGGCTAAAGCATTATTTGTTTGTTATCAACATGGTTGCAAAGGGGAGTTCTTAAGTCATAAAATTTCTACACACAAATTTTTTAGAACATTATCTAAACAATCAGTTAATAATAGAACAATTATTACTAATGATTTTTTTGGGAAACAATTATTAAACAGTTGGTTTCCGGAAATAACTTCTTTAAATCTTCCAACAGATCATAACATTGTAGTACCTAGTCATTATTTTTATGACACTTTAAAAAATTATTTTCCAAACGCATACTTTGTTAGTATTGAGGCACCTAAAGATATAGACAGTTATAGACAAGATCTGTTTGATCGTTTTTACTCATATAAAACAACTAATATGCTAGAACTTGCAGGCGAGTGTGAAAATAGATATCGTGAGTATCATTCAAACGCAAGAGTTGAGGATATTATGGAATTTACATCTCAAGTTTTTAGAATAAAAAATGTAACGTTTGGTGATATACGTTGCATGGCTAAAGGTGTATTACCTACTGATGAAAACAAAAAAATGTTATTAAAGGACAATACACCGGATCCTTTATCAAAAGAAAATAAACAAAACAGTTTTGTTGTTGCGTATGAAAATGTTGCTAACCTAAATGTTCAGGATATAATTGACTACGTTAATAAGTGAAGAGGTTCTTTGTAAAAACAAAAACTAAACTGAAGTCTAGGAAATTTGGCATCCTTTCCTATCTCTACTGTATGTAAAATATCAGAACGTAACACAATTGGTTTTGTACATTCTACTCTGTCTATTTCGTTACCATCTTCGTCAAACCAAACGTTATAGGTATCCTTTGTGTTTAACACAGGAAAGTTAATTTTAGCAATTACTGGAGGTTCATCTCGATGTTTACTAGTTTGGATTTGTTCATTAGTGATAGTAAAACTCATATCTCTAACTTTTAAGTTTAAACTATCAAACCATTTAACTAGTTCTAAATTAGGTATAGAAAAATAATCTTTTATTTGTTCACGTGTTAAGTGTGTCCAAAATTGTTTAGGCGTATTGTTTGCAGTTAATCCTACGTAATAACCATACAAACTATCAGCAATTTTTTGTTGCTTTTTGCAATCCAGAATAAAATATGACTTCATACGCAGTATTTAAATACAAACGGAACAACAAATGAAAATCGCGATTACAGGTCACAAACACGGAATTGGTAAAGCATTTGCTCAACAATTAGCAGATAGAGGACATGAAATTATTGGCATATCAAGAAGTGATGGTGAAAATATTAGAAGAATTGAACATACAGCAAACATAATTGATCCGTGTACTTTGTTTATTAACAACGCACAATCTTATTACGCACAAACAGAATTATTATATGCAGTTTGGAAACGTTGGTATACTTTGGCTGGTCGCCATTACATATGGAATATTAGTTCAAAGATGGCACAAGAACCAATTAACAGTATACCAGACGATCACGATGACATTACTATGAGTGAATATCGTACACAAAAACTTGCATTAGAAGAAGCAACAAGACAACTACAACACAAAAGCAGTTGGCCAAAGATTTCAATAATTCGACCCGGTGCTGTTGATACATCTGATATTAAAAAAGAAAAATCTTTTAAAAAGTCTTGTGCGGAACGTCCAGAAAAGGCAGATGTTAATGTTTGGGTCAAAAGTGTAATAGACACATTTACACAACATCAAAACATTCACGTTAGTGAGCTATCAATTGGTCATACAATTCAAAGGATACCGCTCTAGTGGATGCTAAAAGTTTCTTAAAAAATAAAAGTATTTGTACATTACCGTGGACAGGTTTTGAACTTGAGCCTAGTGGGGAAGTAAAGAATTGTATTATTTCAAAACACAAACTTGGTAACATTAATCATACAAACATCAAAAATATAATGCAAGGAGATAAAAATATTAATCTTAAACAAATGATGTTGCAAGATATGAAACCACAAAATTGTGAAGGTTGTTACTTACAAGAAAAAAATAGATCAGACTTGAGTAGTATTAGTAGTAGACTATATTACTTAAAAGAAGTTGGTTCAAAAACTGATTTAAAGTTATACGATGACGTTAAAAATTTTACACTAAAGCACGTTGACTTACGTTGGACTAATTCTTGCAACCAAGCCTGTGTTTATTGTGGTCCTGAATACAGTAGCAAGTGGGCACAAGAAATGAATGAAAAAATTAAATCAAATAAAGAAGCAAGACAAGAAGTAAAAGATTTTGTATTTGAAAACATCTCAGAACTAGAAAACGTTTATCTAGCTGGTGGTGAACCAATGCTAATGAAAGAAAATAAAGAGTTTTTAAACTTGCTAAAAGAGAAAAACCCAAATTGCAGTGTTCGAGTAAACACTAATTTAAGTACTACAGAAACAGGAGTATTTGAATTATTATGTTCTTTTAAAAATGTTCATTGGACTATTAGTGTTGAAAGTATAGAAAACGAATATGAATACATAAGACATCTAGGTGTATGGGAAGATTTTTCTAAAAATTTAAAAGTAATTTCTAAATTAGATCACAAAATAAGTTTTAATATGTTACATTTAATTCTTAATTACAAAAGTATCCATGACTGCGTAAATCATTTAAAAACATTAAACTTTAATGATAATAGTTTTATTATAGGACCTCTATATACTCCGAGACATTTAAACATTTTAAATCTACCACAACCAATGATTGACGATATAGTTGAAGATTTAAAATCAAGAATAAACGAAAACCCTATGGGCTATCTAAAAAATAGTTATGAAAATTTAATACAGTATTATACTACAACACCGTGGCAAAAAAACTTAAAAGGATTTTACTACAACCTTGGTAGAATGGATCAACGAAGAAATTTAAATGGACGTTTAATTTTTACAGATCTATTTAAAGAACTAGATTTACATGGACTGGAATAATTTAATAACAACTGATTGCGAAATCATTCGTATAGATAAAGATTGGATATATCCAATATTTAAAAATGGTTGGAATGGTTTTAGAAGAGCAAAAAAAGAAAGTAAATTTAATGAACAAATAAATGACGTTGACATGATTAACATTTATTTGCGACATCCTGTATCAAGATTTGTTAGTGGAGTAAACAAGTATGCTCAAATGCATAAACTTAAACCTGAAGACGTTGTAGATAAAATTGAACAAGAAGGCTTAACAAATAGACACTGGGCACCACAATGGTACTGGTTATTACATCTTAGTAAATATTATAAAAAAGATGTAAAGTTATTGCCGATGAGTGCTATCCCACATAATAGAAAAGACAAAAGTCCATATGGCAAAAAACTAGTAAGAGTATTAGAAGATCATATTGGTGTTGACTTATACATTATGAACAATTATCTTAATAGCACAGTTAATCTTGAAGATGTTATAAAGGACTCGCGAAAATGTATTGCCCTAGATTAAACCATTTTGTTAGATTAAATCAAAACGGATCCATAGGTAAATGTGGACATATGACCACTGATAAAGGATTTAACTCATTTGCAGAATTAGAAAACAGCGAATGGTTAGAACGAGTTAAAACTGATATGAAATTTGACATTTGGCCTAACGAATGTGTAAGATGTATGCAAACAGAAAAGGTAAATGGAGAAAGTATTAGAACTAAAAGTATTGAACGACATAAAATATTACACCCATTAAAAGATGATTACCTAGTAGTAGGAGGTGTATTAGATAATGTTTGCAATAGTGCTTGTCAAACTTGTAATGCTGGACTGAGTACTAAGATAGGAAGTCTCGAATCAAAAAACTATTCACGTATAAACAACCTTGAAAAGTTTTGGCAATTACCTCAAAATAGAATTTTAGAAGTAGATGTTAATGGTGGCGAACCAACAGCAAGTAAAAACTATAAAAAAATATTAGCGAACCTTCCACCTAATACTAAAATTGTTAGAATGAACACTAACGGTTCACGTATGATTACAGAGTTAGAAAACATATTAAGAAACAGAAGAATGGTTATAGTAACATTAAGTTTTGATGGTGTAGAAGATGTTCATGACTATGTACGTTGGCCAATTAAATGGAAAAAATATATTAAAAGTGTTCAAGCATATAAAAAATTGCAGAAACAATTTCCTTTGCTAAAACTAAACTTCTGGACTACTGTTAGTTGCCTTAACGTTGCAAATATGCCAAATATATTAGACTATGCTACGGAAGTTAACATTGATCATGATTGGGCATATCTTACTTCTCCAACAGTGTTAGATGTAAAATATAAAAACAGATTTACAATTCAAGCAAAAGAAAAATTAAGCAAATCGACTTATCAACTATGTAGAGATATAGCAGAAAGAATTGCAACTGCCGAAGACAATTCAGAAAAGCTAGATTTGTATATTAAAAAACAAGATTACTTACGTAAGATAAATGTAAACGATTATTTTAATTTTGAGCCAAATCTTTCTAAAAACAACGAAGCAAATCTTTTGTGATGCTCTACTCCGTAATGAATTCCATCACTTGCTAAATTAGGCTTGTCTATTAATTGTCGTTGCGTTCTACTATCCCAATAAGGCCAACAATTTTTAAGACTATAATGTTCTAATACATTTGGAGCATTTAACTCTTGTGGTTCTTCTGCAAAACAATGAAACACTTTGGCGTTTACATTCTCAGCAAATTTTTCAACAAAGAAAACATTCTTAAGAAAATTATTTTTATCTGTGTGTTCGTTTTCTAGTTTTAATTTTTCATCGTCGCTTGTTAAACTTTTTGGATAAGCATCAAGGTTTTCTCTACGACTTGTTGTGGGCCAACATACAATTATAATTTTTGGGTCAAGCAATTTTTGTGTTCCGTATAAGATACGAACAATTTTATCAGCACTTGCACCCGGTTGTCCTAAGTTCCAATAACGTAATCTTGTTGTGTTGTGTTGTGAAAGGAAATGTACCCAATGCTCATTATCAGCAGAGCCTACTCCCCATGTGTGTGAACAGCCTAGTACTACTACATTCTTTTTGCCTGCAGGCATTGGATCCCAACTAGGACATCTATAATTACCTTCGGGTAGTTCCCTGTCTGTGTAGTATCCGTACTTCATGCTATTACTTAATTTGGTTAGTGGTAGTCCCTAGGAGAATCGAACTCCTCTTTGCGGTATGAAAAACCGCTGTCCTAACCGATAGACGAAGGGACCACGTGGCGGGAGTGAAGGGACTCGAACCCTCGGCCTCCTGCGTGACAGGCAGGCGCTCTAACCAACTGAGCTACACCCCCTAATTGGTGGAGGATACTGGACTCG